CGTTTTGGCAGTTTCTACCCTGGTAGGAGCAGGGACGAGAGCCCTGGCCTCCTCCAGCGACATAGGCTTGCCACCGCCTATTGCCGCACCAGTTGCGGGCATCGTCGCGCCCATGAGGCTTGCCCCGGTAGCCGGCGTACCAGGAGCACCGCCAGCACCCTCGGGAGCGGCCTCTTGCGGTGGCATTGTCGCACCAAGCAGGCTGGCGCCAGTGACCGGAGCCGGTGCAGCAACAGGAGCAGGAGCACCCGGCGCACCGCCAGCCACGCCACCACCCGGCCCAGCCGCCTCGCCAACCGGCGCGCCTTCATTGGCCTGCGCCGTGCCGCGAGCAAGGAACGCCTGATAGTCGGCCGGCGAGAGGTTTGTCATGCTCCCGGCTGGCGTCACATAGGGAGGAACCCAGGGCGCAGCCCCGCTTGCCGCGATTGAGTCGCCCATTACTGACCCGCCAATTTGTGCAGCGCACCATCCGACCAAATGCGCGAGGAACCATCGCCCAGCCGATAGATCACATTTTCTTTCATGTCCTTTGGCGCCCACGATTTTGGAGGCGCCATGGGAATGATGCGAGACGCATAGGCTTCAGGCGAATGCGTCTTGTTGAACTCGGACTGCATTCCGGTGATGGAGTTCTTGTGCCCCGGATCAGCCAGCCATTGATCCTGGAAGTTGGCCATGTCCTGTTCACGCACGACGCCCTGTTTGATCGACTGGACAAGGGCGACGAAGCCGCCGGTGGACAGGGACACGTTGGGGTTCGCTTTGGCGTACTGGTCGAAGATCGCCGCTGCTTCGCGAGAGCCAAGAATGCGCGTGATTTCGCCCGCCAGGAACGTGCCTTCCTTGCCGATCAGTTCCGCACCGGTAATCCCGCGACTCATCCAGCCCGGCACCGTCAGACCAAGCATTTGCAGAGCATCGACCGTGCGCCCGAGCGCGGCTTGCCGCATCGGCCCGGTCGCGCCAGGCCGGAAGTCCTGCACCGCGTTTTCCAGCACCTGCAACCGCTCCAGCTTCTGCGGCGCCGTGAACCCGGCCTGCGCAATCGCCCCCGCCCGATCGCCGTAGGCTTCCGATAGCTTGCGGGTTTCCTCGATCTGGGCCGCGTTCATGGCAATATCTCGTGCCTTGCCCGTTGCCAGCGCCGCCGAATTCTCAGGCGAGAGTTCTGTCACGCCGGCGCCGATCTGCTGCGCGGCTTTCGTCCCAGGCAGCGGCCCGAGCGCGGGCATGGTCGGAGGCGGTACGTTGGCGAACGCGTCCTTGTAGATTTGCGAGATCTCCCCGACCGTCTTGTTCGCGAGTTTGGGATTGTTCGCGGCAGCGGTGGGAAGCACATCGCGGAGCAGGGAGCCGCTATCGGCCTGCGCGAACTTCGCGAAGCCGCCCGCCCCGGTCAGATGCGCCAGACCAATCGCCGCCGTCGGAACCGCCTCGCCGGGGTAGTATTTCTGAATGTCCTCCTGGTTCTGGAGCGCATAGGTATCCGTCGCAGCGAAGGGCAAGTTGGAACTCGTCCGCAGCTTCATCAGTTCCGCGTTCGACGCATCCGGGTACAGCTTCTTGGCTTGCTCCAGCCACGTCTCATCCGTGAATTGATTGTTGCCAGTTGCCGAGGATGCGCGCGTGCCGCCCGGGCCACTGGTGTTGGCCTGCGCCGGATCGCCACCAGGATTCTCGATCTTGTTCATGGCGAGGGAGAAGGGCGATGGCTGGAAAGGCTGGCCGTCGGGCGCAAGCATTTGCGTGAAGCCCGGCACCGCCGAATTGCTGGTAGCCGTGCCGGCGCGAATCGCCTTGAGCGCCTGATCCTTGGGCATTTGCGTCGGCGTCACATTGCCGGCCGCGTCCTTCACGTTGACGGTCATTGCTTCGAACGGCGTTTTCGCCGCTTCGCGCGCGCCAGAGACCAAGCCAGCCGGCCCCGGAGTTTCGGACGGCGGCAGAAGCGAACTTGTCGCGTTCCGGGCTTGCTCAGAATGGTTGTACCATTGCTGGAACTGTTGATTGTTGAGGTAGCCCGCATCAAACGCGATCTTCATATTCTGGTTCCAGAGTGCCGGATTGATTGTCCGGTCTGGATTATAGGATCGCTCAACCAAGCCAGAGAGCGCCCGCTGGCGGTTTTCCAGTTCTGCCTTCACCGCAGCCGTCTGGTCGGCCGCATTGAAAATGCGCCACGCAGCCTCTTGCGGGATCGGAAATTCAGGCTCGGTGTAAGCCATCGTGCCGCGATCAGAAGTGAACGGCGCCGACGGCGCGGCCCCGGAGATCCCGCCCGACGTATCAGGCGCAGCGCCACCATTCCAAAGGAGGGTCCGCTGTTGTTCCGGCGTGCCGGCGCTGCCTCTCATGATTGCCCGGAACTGTTTCTCACGGACATCCGCACCCATCCCGCCAATGCGGTTCGCGATATTTGCCGCCGTGGTTTGCGCTTGGACAAGCGGGATTCCTGCCGTCTCTTTAAGCGCCCGCGCACCGGTTTCGCCAGTCTGTGCGCCAAGTAAGGCAGGACGCATGTATTCCGTCTTGGTTTGCGCTCCAACCAAGCCAGTTTCAGCTACCGTCTTTCCGGCTTGCGTGCCCAGCAATCCCGCGTGCGCATAGGTTTCAGCCGTTTGCGGACCGCCGATGTAGGAGGTTTGCGCATTCTCTTTCCCAGCCTGCGCACCAGCAAGGCCAGCCTGCGCACCAGCAAGCCCGGCCTGGGCATTGATCAGCGCCGGACGCTGTTGCTCCGTCGCTGTTTCCGCGATCGTCTTGCCCGTCGTCGCCTTGGTTTGCTTGATGGTTTCCTGCGCCTGTTGTGGCGCGTACTGCGACGCCGCGGCGCCGTAATAGTCCTTGTATGCCTGCCAGGGATCAATTCCCTTCCCCATCATGGGGATCGGCGTGTCAGACATTAGGTGAACCCTCCAGCCATGTTGCCGTTGGCGTTAGCGCCCTGTTGGCTCGACATGCTTTTCAGCCAGTCGCTGATCCCCGAATAGGCGCTTCCACCACTCGGCCCGGTAGTGTTCCCGCCGGCCAACTGATTGATCGCCGGCATGGCGCCTTGCAGCCCCTGCGTCCAAGCGTTGTTCTGCCCCATCGTGCCCGCACCTTGCGCGTTGCCGATCCCGACATTGTAGCCGCCGGAAATCTGCGCATTCTGGTTGCCGTAGCCACCGAGCGCCGCCGCCGACTGCTGGCCGAGGTTCGAAATGTTGCTCAGGCCACCCAGGTATTGGCCCAGCCCCTGGCTGGCATAGCCCTGATTGTAAGCCGTCGCGTCCTTCAGCGCCGCACCCGAGCCGGTCAGGCCACTAGCCGCAAGCTGACGGTTCAGCGCCAGGTTCCCCTGCTGAAGCGGGAACTGGTAGAACGGCGTTTGTTGGAAATCGTGGAACGCCTGTTGCGCGCCGCCCGCATTTCCGCCCGGCAGGCCGTACATCCCGAGCAAAGAGCCGTACGCCTGATGGCCACCGCCGATCCATGGCTGGAGGTTCTGTTGCGTTTGCCCATAGATCCCCTGCGAATAATCAAGCGCATTGCGCTGGCTTTGCGCCTGCTGACTGGACGCCTGCTTCGCGGCCTGCGAGGTCATATAGGCCCCACCGATCGCCGCGACGGCGCCGACGCCCGCCGCTACTGCCCCGAACGGCATTACACGACACTCCCTTCGAACTCGTGTTCTTCCAGCACTTCCGGATCGCCACCCGGGCCTACCCGATGGATGCAATAGATCAGGGTATTGTCGACCAGCGAACGGAACGTGTGCTTGATCCCGGCCTCGATCGGGATCCCCGTCGGCGCGTGATAGGTGCCCATGAACTGATCGCCCTTCCAGGCGTGGACGCTGCCCACCGCGAGCATCGACAGGTGGCCGGTCGCGTGCGAGTGCTGTGGGACATACGTGCCGGCGCGCTCAAGCAGCATCTGCTTGACGAACAGGCCGGGCATGATCTTGATCTCTACGACCGGCGGCTGGTTTTCCAGCACGCGCATCCGGAGCGGCAGGCTCATCCTTCGACCCTCATTGTGATAATCAGGGCGATGCGATCCTCGTCACCCCCGTTGATAACGCCGTGCATCCGCTGGTTTTCGAACTGCCATGCTTCGCCGGCGCGCATGACGAGGCGATCGCCCTCGCACCAGTTCACGCACAATTCGTTGGCCTGGAGCACGACATAGACCTTGGAGTTCAGCCATTCCGCGTGCCAGGAGCCACGGTCATGGTGCGCCTTCACTTCCCCACCGGGCGGGATGCGCGTGAGCAGAATGCCCCCGAGGTAGACCGCCTTCATCCGCGCCATGATGTCGAACACAATCGGCTTGAGCGCCGGCACCGCGTCCCAGGCCGGATAGAAGACGCCGAAATGCGGTTCACCGAACGCGGCCCGGCTGGTCAGTTCCGAGGGATCGCGGAACCGGACCCATATATCTTGCGTTTCACGGTGCGGAGATGCGTCGCCTTCCGTGCGCGCCGGGTTCGCGCCCCAGAGCTCATGGTGCTGTTCAAGCTGCGCCAGTGCCAGGGCCACATCAATGCCGGCCGCGACGGGTTGGAAATGCTGCATGGGATCAGCCGGTGGCTAGGATACCGGCGCCGAAGCAGTTCACGACCGATGCTGCATCCGCGAAGCCATAGATCGCATCGCCCGGGTTGAGCACGATCCCGTACTCGTTCGGGCTGTTCCATGTGTCGTTCGGCAGGATGGCCTTGAGGATCGTGGACTTGTTCGCTGCGCCCGCACCAGCGCCGGCCGGCACGATATGCACCGTCACCACCCGCGTTACCGTGTCGGTGTTCGTGAAGGTCAGTTTGATGATCTGCGTCCAAGTGCCCGCCGGCGACGTGAACAGGGCCGCAGCGGCATTAGCCAACTGGATGCTGGTGATGATTTCCTGGACCGGTGAGGTCATATGTCGCGCTCCTAATCCTGCTGCTTACGGATAGGAGGCGCTGCTTGGCCTCATAGGCGCGGACCTTACCGGAAATTTCCCCGGAAAAGCAAACTTCTACCTACGAATAGATCAGGGAGATCGTCATGCCGCCCGAAGATAACGCCGCAGAACCCGTCGTCAGAACGCCTATGGAATCACCTGCTGCAAGCGTTCCAACGGCAACCGACACTAGCGGCAGCGTTTGATTAGTCGCAGCCGTCCCATTGGTATCAAATGATCCTGTATGCAATTTTGTTCCAGACGGCAGCACCGTTCCACTCGGCGCTTTGTAAAGTGAAAAGGAGGAAGCTGCGCCTTGAGCGGTTTCCAACCTGCCAATTATGGTGATAATTTGCACTTGCCGCGGCGCGGTATAGATGATGCTTGAATCCGGATCATTGCCCTTCGACCACTTGAAGGTGACTTCCGTAGGTAGATGGCCGTTCTTCCACATCCGATCTACCGGGTCATAGATCAGGGTATCCGGATAATTCGGCACCTTGATATTCACATCGCCCAGATCGGCAAGCTGGTCATGCCCAGGCGCTGGCGCCGGCCGGCACGGCAAAATCGGCGCATCAGCGGGCCGTCCGCGCGAGGTAACCGGCGCAGGAAGCCCAGGCAACCGCCCGGACATTTGATCGAAAGCGCGCGCCATCGCATCCGACTGCGCGCTTTGCCCGAGATCAGCCGACTTCAAGATGAATTGGTTTTCGACCACGTTGTTTGTCACGGTGGAAAGAGATTCCGCAATCGTGACGCCGCCCGAGGTCGTACCCGAGGTCGGAGGCTGGCCGAGATAGGACAACATGCGCTGAAGCATCTGGGCGAAATACGCCGTCGGCATGACCTTGCCGCCGTTCGGGTCCGTCCCGATTGACTGATACCCCGCGATCGGCGCCAAGCGCGCCGGTGCGCGACACTCCGGGTGCTCCGATCCCGACATCAGCCCAGACCTTTGTATTGGTCAAGATAGGTACCGATCACATAGCGCCGGACCGGATCGGTGCAGCGCAACCGGAATATCCATGTTCGGCTATGCCCCAGGTTGATCCACCGCAGGCGCTGAATGTACTCGCCCACCGCACCCATGGAGCGCCACCGCTGGAGCGGTCCCCACGTCTTGCCGCCATCCTTCGAAATGTCGAGCATCATCACTGGTGGATCCCCGCCGCCCGGCGAGCCATCACCGGCTTCCACTTCGATCTCAAACCGCGGGATGAAAATGCGCTTCCGGTCATCGTGCAGCGGCGGCGTCGTGATCAGGAACTGCATCGGGTTCCCGAATTCGGTGAAGGTGTTGTAATCCGACAGGCCGACCACCGGCGAGAACGCATCCCCCACCAGCGCCATGCCCATCCAGTTCAGGCCCACCTGTCCGCGCCACCGGCCCAAGGTCGGCGGCAGGGCGATCGCCACCAGGTCATTGGCAGGCGGCGGTGGCGGCGGTGGCACAGTGCAGAAGGACAGCGCACCAGCCGTCGTGAAGGTGCCCCCACCGGTGCCGCTATTCGTCAGGAAGTCCGCAGGCACGCCGCTTGGCCGCACCGTCAGGAACATTGCCGGCGGCAAGCCGGTCGGAACCGAACCGTCAGCGCCGAGGTCTACCGGGCTACCGGCAGCATCAATGAATTTGCGCCTATTCGCTTCGATCGACAGGTCATAGAATACCGTCGTCGCCGCGAAATACACGTCCGCTTGGCAGACTTCCGTGATACCACCCGGACGAGAGTGCAAGAGCAAACCGCCAGCCGTGCTTTCGATGTTCAGCGGCACCAAGGGAAACGGCGCCGTTCCGGCCACCCCGAGCGGCACGTCATTGATATATAGCTGGTGAATGCGGTTCTGGGAGTCGATGGAGCACAGGACGTTGATCCAGCCGGCCCCGGAGGGGAAATTCCCGCTGTAGGCCACATCCGCGCTCTGGGCCGCGCTGCCATAACTCAGTAGGTCCGGCGTCGATAGGCTCAGGACCACGCCCGCCTTGCCGTCCAGATGGCCGATAGAATAGGTGGTAGCGTCGGCCTTAGCTAGAACCCAGGCGCTGATCAGCACGTAATCAAACGACGCCGGCAGAGAGACCCGGCTGGAGCATGTGACTGAAAAGGTGACGGGTGAAATCTGGTAGGTCATCGGCGCATCCTATACCCAGGCGGTTCCCCAGCTTTCCCGCTGGTGCCAAAGTTGACTAGCGATGTCATACACCCATGTCTGATTGCCCGAGGGGAAAGTGACAATGATAAATTTGTGCCCCTCCTGATCAAGCACGAACATCGAGGCGTCCAGGAACTTCTGCGGGTACTGCGCCCAGGCATATTCCATCGCGAACGTGCTGATCCGTTGCGGCAGGAACCCGTTGAGGCGATAGGCGATCCCGTCATCCCCGAGCCAGAACACGGTATTATCTTCTGAGCAGGTCGCGAACGGCGACGCCAGGCCGCGGGCGATTAGCGCCGCATCATACCGTTGGAAGGGAAAGGCCGACGCGCCGGCGTCCCACCAAACTTCAATATGCAGCCGGCACATGACCAGAAGCTGTTCATGGTAGACTTCCACTGCGACCACATCATCCGATCCCGCGCTCGCCGTGGCGAAATCCAGGCCGGAATACTGCGTCCCGTCGTTGATGGCCGACAGGAAGAACTGGCGCGTCGACGCCGCATCGAAGACGAAATACCCGTCGAAATACCGCACGGTGGACGCCGGCATGAACGCCTTCGCGGTGATCTGGGCAAGCGTCACGTTGGCATCCAGAATGACGGCTCCAAGCGTCGCCTGCGACGGTAGCCCGGCAGAAAGCACGATCGCCGTGTCGAGCGGCCCAACCGTGCTGGCGGCAGTCGTGGTGAAGGCCGTTCCGTCATCCATGGCGACCACCAGCACATCGCCAGCCGTGATGGTGCCGATGATATTGGCCGGGATCGACGTGTCGCCGGCGTTGGCGGTGGCCGTGGTGACTTGGTTCAGGCCGCCCGGCTGGTAAATCCAGCCCACGTTGCCGTCGACCATGACCAGTTGCTGGCGATTGTCCGCCATGGACGCTAGGCCGCCGATCGTCGTGGTGCCGATCAGCGTAGCCGCCACCGGAGATCCCGCCGAGACGCCCACAACGCTTTCTTGGGTGATCTCCCATAGCTGGTTGCCCGAGAGCACGTACAGGTTGTTGGCCATGACGTGCATCCCGAAGATCGGCCCCTTTCCCATCTTGGAGAACAGGGAAAGTCCGGCGATACCGTAGACCGGCGCCGTCGTCTTGCCCTCGGCCGGCGTCGGTTCCGTGAAGGCGTTGATGCACTGTTGGCTGATAAGTTGCTGACTGCGCGCCCGGTAGGCTTGGGAGGCAAAATGAAGCTGTGACATGCGGCTATCCCCTGCGCTGGCCGGGCGACATCGCCACGCCGAACATGACCGATTCCGGTTCGCGATCCCAGGACTGCATCAGCGAGAACCACTTCATCGCCTGCTTTTCGATGATGGCCATTTGCTCAGACGGCGTGCCGAATTCCGGCCCGAGTTCCATGGCGAGGTTCCACTTGATCGCCGCGTTCCATTCCACCGGGAAATCAGGGACGTTGGCCAGGGTGCCGATGTCCTGCAACGCGCGCTGCGCCGTGAACCGCATCCCGAAGGTGTTATTCTGTGGATTAGGCCACGCATTCATCTGCGCCGTCGCGCCCTGATACGCCCCTTGCCCGGTCTGCGGATCGAAGAAGAAGGCCGTCGTCGTGCCCGGCGTCATCTTGTTCGGTTGCGCCTGATAGTCGAGGCGTGCCCACATTTGGATCGGCACATCGACCCCGCTGGCATAGTTGTAACGCCGGCCGCCCATGACCCGCAGCGGGCGCGCGAGCGGCGTCGTATAATCGAACGTGATAGCCCCTTGGCTGGCACTGGCGGGCAGCACAGCGGCCAGGGTTACGGTGGTCCCCACCGGCGCACCACTCACCGTCGTCCAGAAGTTCAGTCCGCTATCAAGCTGGACCCCGAACTGATCCCCGGACAAGATGCCTGTCGCAGATGTCACGCTCACCGTTGATGCGCCAGCCGTTGCCACCGCAGCGAGAGAACCTTGCCTCAGATCATTGAAAAGGCAGAAGTGATCTGTCGTCGTGGTCCCTACCTGATAGAGAATTTGCCCAGGCTGAAGGAACAGGATCGCTTCTTCTTCTGCCCAGACGTGGATCCCGGCGACCTGCCAGCCCTTGCACATGGCCGTCATCGCATCCAGGCCGGACTGAAGCTGCGCCCCCGTGGGGGTTTCCTCGTCGCCAATCACCTGCGTCAACCGCAGCGCAGCGGTCAGAAGTTGGATCGCCGTGGCGCTATAGGTGTTGGTCCCGGAAGTCTGGAGGATCGCCATGAGGGTGCCTTTCGGGCTACATGCGCAGGATGTTGTTCGGCCCGATGTTCAGGACCGAATTCTCGATCGGATCACCGTAGTTGCCAGACGAGCCTGATCCGGACTTCGGACCCCCAACCGTTGCCGGCAAGGGAGGATCAATCAAGCACGTCTTGCCGACAATCCCCGTCAATCGGCTGTAGAAATTGACGCCTGTATCCAGCATGATTTGCAGCACATCATCGACCAAGAAATTAGTCGTGGTATCCACAGTGATCGAAGATGCACCCAATGGCGAAAAGGCCGTCGCATAGGTGCCGAGGATCACAAACTGATCTTGCTGGCGCGGGCGGGATACCGCCACGGTCTGATCATCCCGGACGCCAGTGACGAAATCTTGCGGCTGTTGGGGTTCCCAGCGATCCGGCGCCACCGCCAGGCCGCCGGTTTGCCCGCCCGGGATGATGCGCGCACGGCTGGCGCGGATCTTCAGACCGGATATGTCGTCAAGAATGTAGTTATCCCCAGGAACATAACGGCGATCATCAGCCATTTCCCGCTGCCTCCACTTCTGCCCATGAACGACCCGTCACAGCCGCATAAATGGCACCGTACGACACCCCGACATCAGCTGCTATTTTGACAACAGATTCTCCGTCGGCATGGCGGCGCTTTGCTTCCGCGACGATGGCAACAG